CCTGCTTCCGCTTGACCATTCCGCCTCTTGAGATGGTTTGCCCGCTTCAGCCTTGTCGCGGGCTTTTCTTTGCCAATTCCCTTCCCGATGCAAGCGAAGTGCCCGACACGCCGGATATAAGGCGTGCATTTAATTAAAAACTTCTTTATAGCGAAATTACCAACAACAAGGAGTTCCTATTATGCGTTCCGGTAAAATCCCTTCTGTGATGTCTCACAACTTTTCTAAATCTCCTCAAGCTGATATCCAACGTTCATCTTTTGATCGTTCTCATGGTAACAAAACTACTTTTGATGCTGGCTATCTTATTCCCATCTTCGTCGATGAAGCTCTTCCTGGAGATACATTTAAACTTGACATGACGGCTTTTGCCCGTCTTGCTACTCCTCTCTTTCCTTTCATGGACAACGTCGTTATGGATTCCTTCTTCTTTGCTGTCCCTAATCGCTTAGTCTGGAACAACTGGGAAAAATTCAATGGTGAACAAGATAATCCTGGTGATTCTGTTGATTTTGTAATTCCACAAGTCGTTAGCCCTCTCACTGGATACGTTAGTCAAGAGCTTGGCGACTATTTTGGTCTTCCTATTGGTATTGCTATTCGAACTTCTGCTATGTGGCATCGTGCTTACAATTTAATTTGGAACGATTGGTTCCGTGATGAAAACATTCAAGATTCTGCTGCTATCAATGTAGATGATGGTCCCGATGCTTCTACTGATTATCCTCTTCAACGTCGTGGTAAACGTTATGATTATTTCACTTCTTGTCTTCCTTGGCCTCAAAAAGGACCTGCTGTTGATATTCCTCTCGGCACTACTGCCCCTGTAATTACTAATCAGCAAAACCCTACTGTTTCTGGTATGACTCAACCTTTTGCTGATAGGTCTATGACGGCTACAGCTACCGATAATAAGATGACTCTCGGTGGTCCTGTTCTTGGTACTGGAGATGCTCTTAAATGGGGCAACGAAACTGGTATGATGGCTGATCTTACTACTGCTACAGCTGCTACTATTAATTCTCTTCGAGAAGCCTTTCAAATTCAAAAACTCTATGAGCGTGATGCTCGTGGTGGTACTCGTTATACTGAAATTATTAAATCTCACTTTGGTGTTACTTCTCCTGATTCTAGACTACAACGTCCTGAATACTTAGGAGGTGGTTCTACTCCTCTCGTTGTTACGCCTATTCCTCAGACTTCTGCTACTACTCCTGCTCCTGCTGCTCCCTTAGGAACTTTAGGTGCTACTGCTACTGTTACGGCCCATGGCCACGGTTTTACTAAGTCTTTCACTGAGCATTCTGTTGTCATTGGTATGATCGCCGTTCGGTCGGATCTCAACTATCAACAAGGCGTAAATCGTATGTGGTCAAGACGAACTCGTTTCGATTTCTACTGGCCTGCCTTAGCTCACATTGGCGAACAAGCCGTTCTTAACAAAGAGATCTTTTTCACAAATACTGCTACTGATTCTGAGGTTTTTGGATATCAAGAAAGATTTGCTGAATATCGCTACAAGCCATCTTCTATTACTGGTCTCTTTCGCTCTACTGCTCCTGCTTCCCTTGATGCTTGGCATCTTGCTCAAGACTTCGCTACCCTTCCTCAATTGACTCCTGCTTTCATTGAAGAAGACCCTCCTATTGATCGTGTTAAAGCTCTTGGTGATGATTACCCTGACTTTCTCTTTGATTCTTGGATTCAATACCACTGTGCCCGACCTATGCCTACTTATAGCGTTCCTGGCTTAGTAGACCACTTTTAGGAGGACTTTGTATGTTCGACCCTTCTGCTATTATTGCTGGCGGTCTGTCCTATATGGGCCAACGCTCTGCAAACCGTGCTAACCGTGCTGCTGCTGCTCGTTCTATGCGATTCTCGCATAATGAAGCTCAACAACAAATGGCCTTTCAAGAACGTATGTCTAATACCTCTTATCAACGTTCCATGGCTGATATGCAAGCTGCTGGTCTTAATCCTATGCTTGCTGCTAACCCTTCAGGAGCCTCTTCTCCGTCTGGTTCTTCTGGTTCTGGTGCTACTTATGTTGAGCATTCTCAACTCGGTACTTCTCTAAATTCTGCTCTTACCGTTCGTCGTGGTATGGCTGATGTAAAACAGACTATTGCAAATACTAAACTCACTAACGCTATGGCTACTGCTGCTGAACTTGCTCTTCCTGAAAAGCGTCTTCACGCTCGGCTTATGGAATCCGCTGCTGGTCCTTTTATTACTTCCGCTAAAACCATTGTTCCTATTTTGGGTCCCGTTGCAAAGGGCCTTTCCTTCATTTTCAAAAAAGGTAGATAAATGAAAATTAAAACTCCCTATGGCCAAAAACACAAGCGTGTTCAGGTCTCTTTCCCTGACCCAACTCTCTGTAAACAAAGCTTTAAAGAAGAATGTGATATTAACCACATCCTTTCCAAATATAACAAGACTGGTGTTCTTGAACACGTAATTGATTCTAAGGCCCGCTACGGCGATTTTGTTGGTGTAGACGACTACCATGCCTCCTTAGACAAGGTTATGGCCTCTGAGGCCCTCTTTGATGGCTTACCGTCCGATCTCCGAACTCGATTCGATAACGATCCTGCTCTTTTCCTTGAATTTGTCGCAAATCCTGACAATAAATCTGAAATGATTGAGCTTGGCTTGATGAAAGATCCTGCTGTATCCGAAAAGATACGAAATACTAAGACTTCTCAAAAGTCTGAAAATTCTGCTTCCGAAAAAGACGTGGCAGAAAAAAGCACAGTTAAGGCTACTTGATCTTAACTGTGCTGACTGACACCAATATGGTTTTTCCGCTATAAAAATCTTTTTACAATGAGAAAAGCTGAAAATTCGTAACCAAACTTGGAAATTTTAATTTCCTCGTAATAACATTAAAGGAATCTTCTTATGTTTCACCGTCGTTCTCGTCAAAAAAGACGCCATCATTCTCGTCCTCATTCTCGCTATTCTAAACGTCATCGTATGTCTCGTAGACACTCTCGTCGATCTTTTACTCGTCATGCTTCTCATTCGCATCGTCGCAATCGTCGACACACTCCTATGCGTGGTGGTATACGCTTCTAGGCTAAAAAAAAAGCCCTATATTGAAATAGGGCTTTAATATATCTTAGTAATTTACCACAACAACCGAAATATGGAAAACATCTTATGACATGCTTCAAGCCTTTGCAAGCAATCTCTTTTCGAAATCCTATTTCTCCTGATAAAAAGAAAATATTAATACTATCTTCTGTAGAAAATGCTTTTCCTATTACTCACGAAAATCCTCTAAATCCTTTCCCCCATGAGGAACTTGTCTTGCCATGTGGTCAATGTATTGGCTGTCGCCTCCAACGTTCTAAAGAATGGTCTTCTCGCTGTTGGCATGAAGCCTCTCTTTATGCTGATAACTGCTTTATAACTTTAACCTATCGTCCTGAAGATCTTCCTGCTCAGGGCTCTCTTAACAAAACACACTTTCAATTATTTATGAAAAGGCTTCGAAAACATTATGGACCTCATATACGATATTTTATGTGCGGAGAGTACGGAGAAAATCTTGCTCATCCTCACTTTCATGCTATTCTTTTTAACTTTGACTTTGACGATAAAAAATTCTTCAAAATGTCGTCGGGTAATAAACTTTATCGTTCTTCCACTCTTGAACGTTTATGGCCTTTTGGTCATTCTACTATTGGTACTGCTACTCAACAGAGCGCTGGCTATGTTGCCCGCTATTGCGTAAAAAAAATTACAGGAGATCTCGCTGATGACCATTATAAACGCTGTGACAGAGAGACTGGTTTGGTTTACAATCTTTGTCCTGAATATACCTGTATGTCTCGTCGCCCTGGTATTGGTCGTGATTGGATCGATTTGTTCCTTTCTGATGTCTACCCTCATGACTTTGTCGTTATTGATAATAAAAAGCTCAAAACGCCTCGTTACTATGATAAACAATATGAAATTTCTGATGCTGATGCTTTAGCTCTACTTAAACTTCGACGTAAGGAAAAAGCTCTTGAACATTCTAAAGATCAAACCCCTGATAGACTTAAAATTAGAGAAGAGTGTACACAAGCAAAATATACTAAACTTATTCGTGAATATGAAAATCAAGGACCCTTATGAAACATAAAGTGTTTTCAATCTATGACTCTAAAATAGAAGCCTTCATGCAACCTTTTTTCTCTCCTTCCAAAGGCTCTGCCATTCGTGCTCTCACTGATTTGTTAACGGATGCTAAACATCCTATTGCTAAACATCCTGAGGACTATACTCTCTTTGAACTGTCCGAATGGTGTGATGATTCTGCTGCTTTCACCCCTCATGCTACTCCCATCTCAATTGGTTTGGCACTAGAGTTCAGTGCCCCTGCTTCCGCTTGACCATTCCGCCTCTTGAGATGGTTTGCCCGCTTCAGCCTTGTCGCGGGCTTTTCTTTGCCAATTCCCTTCCCGATG